AAAGTACGTACGACTGTGTCGACGTCTGAACGAGTAACTTCGGTAGGATTATCTCCATCTGTTCCACCTACGCAGTTAATGAATGACGCAGTTGAAGCGAGCATAGAGCTCATCAACTGATCTTCAGTCTGACGTAAGGAAACGCCTAAACGTTGAGTCGCTTCGTTCAAGACTGGGTCTTGGTTCTGAAGTGTGACTTGTTCGTTCAGCAGGATGTAAGTTCCATAAAAATCCATCTGCGCGTCAATGTTGACAGCTGTCAATTGTTGCGGAGGTGGTGTGATTCCAGAATTCCCAAGGGGAACTGGAGCAGTTGCTAAAGGATTGTATCTGCGCATTCTCAGCGTAGTTCCGCCGTTTCTTGGCATGGCCTTTAAATCCGCAGGGATTTTATGGATCATGTAAGGAACTGGCACAGACAATAGTTTAAAACTAAATGACTGCTGGACTGGTGCTGGAAGTACGCTTGTTGTCGTAATCGACATAAGCTAATTTCCTATTGTTTAGGAACCAGACTTAAAATCCCTTACGCGCCCTTTCCATTTCTTCCCAGAGAGACTTTTTCAGCTCTGGAGTTAGACCATTTTCAAACATATGGGCATTGCCAATGGCACTATTTTTAGTCACAGCATTGACGGATAGAGGTTTCTGTGAATTTGCTATTGCTTTCTGCTTTTCTTTGACAGGTTCTTTAGCCACTTCTTCTCCTATTCCTAATCTTTTCAGTAACTTATAGGCCGCAATACCTTGACTGTATTGGTCAGTATTTTGCGCTAAGGACATTGCAAGTTCTGGTTCGATTTCTTTTAAAAGTTCAATATTTTCTCTAGTAACCACTTGAGAGAAGTCATTGAATTTTGTAGAGAGACGATCTTCTACAGTTGCGTTTTCACGCTCACGGATGACTCTTGAGGCAATTTCTTCGGCCATTTTTGCAGCCAGCTTTTTTGCTTGGCCTTTTGTGACGATATCTTCGTCGCCGAGTTTGTCTAGTTCATCTATTTCTGCAGCCTTTGGAGGGGCTCGCAACTGAGCGATCAGCTCATCTTGTTCTTTGGCTTTTTTCTCAAGTTCTTGCATTTTGCGTCGGGTGTCTTTCCAGTTGCGATCTTGGTCTTCCGACTTCTTCGCAAAGGTTTCAGCCTTCTGCTTTTCTTCTGCAGCATCGTTAGATTCGGTTGGAGGGACAACCTGAGCGACATCTTCGTCTTGCTCAATCACCTCTTGATTTTCATCTGGCATGTGCATTCCTTTGAGATGGCGAGTCTCTTTTCAGCCTATAAGAGAAGTTGAGAGGCATCACACCTCAGGATATGTCAACTTCAAATTTTAATTTGATACATACGGCAATAAGATGTCAAATTATTTTTATAGATATGACGAAATTGGATAGAGTTGGTAAGATATATAGAATGGTAAAATGTTAAATGGGTTGGATTTATTTAGCG